TGCCACAGCCTCGGTCGTCGAGGCGACTTTCTGCTGGATGGCGGCGGCACTGGTGGTCGCGGCCTTGCTCAGCGCATCGGTGGACTTCGTGGTCTGGTCTTGCGCGGCGGCCACACGCTGCGCGCTGGAAGTTTGCTTATCCAGCGTGGCGTTGAGGCGGTCCATGCTGCTGGAGACTTTATCCATCACGCTGGTCATCTGGCCCATGATCTTCTGGAACAGTTCAGCGGACACACCAGCTTTGTCGGTTGCGTCGGCAACCTTGTTGATGTTTGACTCCACTACACGGGAGCCATCCTCTTGAACTTTGATTAGTACGGTCTCGTCCACTTTAATCCCCGTCTTTCTGCGGCGGTTCAAGCAGCTTGACGCTGCGTACGGCGCGGATACCGTTCAGTATCGCGTTTTGAATATATCCGGGCTGCGCCTGCTGGCTGTGACCTTCATTCAGAGGAATGATGTACGGCAGGTTATTCACAATAAAAATAGAGCCGCCAGCGAATCCTTTTGTGGCGGCTATTGCCGAGTTAATAGCGAACGTGCCGGAGTCGGCAGCTGCCCCCACCTTGTCCGGTAGTTCCTTGGCAAAAGGCTCCACTGTGCCGGTTGCCGGCGCATCAATGCTGACTTGCCAATTAGAACGAGCACGCCCGGTATCAACAGGCGTGCCCAAGACAACAGCTTGATCAATGGCTAGTGCTACTTTGCGAACAATGATGTTCGCGTTCTGGGGAACGTTCTTGGCCACGGCCCGAAGGCTTTTTGCAACTTGGTTGAACGTGGCCATGAACTTAGTCCTTTCCTCTTTTTGTTTCTATCCAGTCCAAGTAGGTGCGATCCAACTTGTGAACGTGGTAGAACATGTCTTCCCTTGATTCCCCTTCGATACCGTAGACTTCGCAGTATCGTTGAATGGTTAACCAACTTACCGGGCCGACCTGTCCGTACCCTAGTTCCCTGCACGACGTCATGTCCATGAACGCCGTGTAGTAGAAGTCCAACCCTGCGAGTATCTCCGGCGCGTTTTGAATCTTGCTGGGTAGTGGAACCCTGTTGCGAACGCACTGCTCAATAATCGCCATTTCAACCGGGCCTTGCTCCAATCCGTAGAGCAAGACTTCAGTTAGTTTTTTGCGTCTGCCTCGCGGAGCTCTTCGCGGTAAAGCGAAGCGTTCATGGAGTGGCTGACGATGTCGTCGAACAAGTCGGGCAAATCAGCGAACACCTTCTTGCAGTTGTCAACACTGAACTGCAGAGCGTTGCCATCGCGGTCGGTGACACCTTCCCAGCTGCGCACCACGGTCTCAGCGTACAACTGGCGCATGATGTCGGCCTGCACTTCGGTATCCATCTGGCCGGCCTGCACAAGCCGACGGTAGGGGCGCATCAGCACTTCGTAACGCTTGCTGAATGCACTGTTGCTACCGCCGGCGCGTGCAATGCGGAAACTGATGCCATCGCCATATTTGACGATGACACCATCCTGTTCTACATCCTTGTTCGTTGCAAAGGCGGTGTACAGATTGACTTTCTTATTATCGTTCATTTCGTTCTCGCTCGTTGTGGAAGATTGTGAATCTTAGGAGTTCGCTTTGCTGGGCAGGTAGGCGAACGACTGGAACAGCATGGTATTGCCGAATTTACTCTGCGCACCGTTGACGTCCAGCGGCAGCATGATAGCCTTGTCCTGCTCCACCGTGAGGCGACCGTTGCCAAGCGTGAGCAGCGGGATGTCGATCAGTACTCCGGAGTTGTTCTTCACCATGGCGACGTCCACCGTGATGTCGGCGTTGTTGCGCACGGCCTGGGGGCCAAGCACGTCGGCGAAGTACGCCGTGATGCTGCCGCCGACTTCGAACGTACCGACCGAGATGTCGAACGCACCAAGCACGCCAAGCGCCTTGTCCATGCTGGCGTTGTTCTTGATCGTGATGGTCATGTCGGTGGCAAACGCGAACAGCGGCACAGGCGCGGAGTTGATCGGGTCAACGCTGCTGAGCTTGATGCGCGCGAAGTCACTGACGCTGTTGAACGCGTCGGTCTCCACCAGCGAAGGACGATCGCCAGTGACAAGGCCCTGCGCGCCCGTGCGCTGCGTGTTATCGCAGGCCATGAACGTGAGATCGGCGGTAACGATGTCGCCCTGCTTGTAGTTCAGGGTGAATTCGTTGGCGATGCTGCCGATAAGATGCTCGGACATCACGCCGTCAGCGTCGTTGCCCAGCGTGCGCTCCAAGTCGTAGCTGCGACGCACGATCAGTGCAGGATCGTTCTCGTTGCGGATGACGACACCAGTGAAGATTCGCACGGACTTGCCGGTGCCGGCTTCCGTCACCGGGGTCCAGTACGTCTTGTCGAACTCCAGGAAGTGTGCACCGATGGCGTTGATGCGCGCGAACCCGCTGTTGTTGGCGAAGCTGTTGCCCGTAGCATCGCCACCCAAGTAAATCCACTCGCCGGGAATGAGGCCCAGCGTGGTGAAGTCCAGGGCCGTACTGGTCAGACGTGGGAACGATCCTGCCGTGTACGCGATGGCAAGGTCAGCTGCGGCACCCTGCACGCCCACGGCCTGCACGCGGGCCGTGGCGGGCGGCGAGGCTTCGGTCACAGCGGTATCCACCACCAGCACGCCGGTCGTGTTGCTGGTGACCAAGCGCAGGCCGTTGTTGCCGCCCAGCGCGAAGCCGCTGGCCAGCAACAGCGTATTGGCGCCGATGGCTGCGATGTTGCTGGCCAGTGTGATGGTCTTGGCGGTGCCGTCCACCGAACTGATAACCACCGCAGTACCGTTCAGCGGCTGCGAATCGGCCTTTTCGCGTGCGTCTGCGAACATGAAACCCTGCATCAGGCGCAGGAGGTTAGACTGCGTGACGTCCTGCGTGAAGCCGCCGGAAGCCGTGAGGTCAGTAACCACACCCTTCTTCTGCTGACGGCTGGTGTTGATGGGGTTGCGGGCTTTGGTGGTGATCTGACCGCCGAAGTCGCTGTAGCTGTTCGGCTCCAGCGGATAGAACACGGGGTCCACACCGTCATCCGCCACGTTGGGAAGCTGCTTTAGGCAGATTTCCTCGGCGTAACGCAGGCCGGTTACATTGGAATCGATTTTGTTGACTGCGCAAACCATGGCTATCTCCTGGTGAATGTGATTACTGTATTTCGTCGAACGTGAACGTGGCTGTGAAGTTGACCTGATACCACGATGTTGAAACGCCTATCTCTTTTGCACTTGCATTCCTGAACCACACTCCACCAGGAGTGGAAAGTTTTCGGAAATACCTTTTCACTGCTAGCGCCATCGCCATGGCTGCGTCGATGCTGCCTAAATTCAGTGGCGCGTAGCACTGAACCATGATTGTTCCTTGACTATTCCAACGTGTCTTGCTGAATGCCCCTGTGAGACTTGCCTGCCCTTCCAGAGCAGTTGTTATTGCGGTGAACGTGTACGGCAGCTCGCCATTCGGTGGGTTGGGCTTGTCCTTGCCTTGCCACCGCATATCTACGCTGAACGGCTCCAGCGCGGCCACCACGGCAGCCATCATTTCGTCGCGCGCGATTTCAGTCGTGGTTGTCATTGGCGAACCTGCAACGTGTACATGATCATCTCCACGCCGTTGGGGTTCAACGGGCTGCAATTGATGATCTTCCAATTCTCGGTTGCGCTTTGGGCGTTTAGACGGCTGATCCACCCCTGGATGTTCGGTGTAAGAACAAGGCCCTTGGCGGCGATCAACACTTTCTGGTCGCCGGCATGAACCACTTCATCATTCTTGTAATACTGTTCCGGATAACGAATGCCGAAGCGCAGAAACACCGCGACCACATCCGTGGTATCCACGGTCATGTTCGGCGTAGCCCACGGCTTATCGGCGGTGTCTACCGTGGTCGGCACGTTCAGCTGCGCAGGGCCGCCGTACTTCTTGATAAGGCGCTCAGCCAGCGCGATTTGACTGGCGTAGGTCATACGCGCACCGTGCGCAGCGCGCCACCAGAACCGAACAGCGGTTCAAGCAATGCATCCACCTTGGGGAACGTGGGACCGAAGTTTTCAGCGAATCCCATCTCCTGCCCGGTCATGTAGACGGTTTCTATCACGTCCACCTTCTCGGACTTCACGACTTGGCCGGTCGTGGTTGGGCTGAGATCGTTGCCGGCAAACACCTCCAACGAACACTGACACTGCGCCGAAATCAACTCCTTGGGAATCTTGTTCGGCGAAAGCGGCACGTTGTCGATGTACACGTTGACGCGCGGCCACTGCAAGTCCTGCGCGGCGTGCGTGTTGATGTCCTCCGGCAGCGGAAGAACGGTGTGGTCGTACGCGTAGTAATTGGGAATGCCCGTGTAGGTCTTGCTTCCCTGATAACGACTACGAAAAGCTTCCAGATAATCCATTGCCTGAATGAGCAGCAACTCCACCGCCGAATCATCCGACGGCAGAGTTACTCCTCGCGCTTGCGCGTAGGTGCGGGCGTCGGCGGCGAGAACGTACGTGTTCGCGCCGTCCACTCCAGTCCCATCTTCTTTCACAAGCGCCATTGCAGTTCCCCTTAGCTGAGCACGAAGCCCGTGATAACACCGTTGACGATCGTCGCCTTGATCTTGGTAGCGTAGGTTCCGGTGACGGGTACCGTCAGGTCCACGCCGCTATTGATCACCGCCGACGTGCTGGGCAAGTTGCCCGGCGTGGGCGGCTTGGTCGGGTCGATCACCGTGACCGCGCTGTACGCAGCAGGGATGGTTCCCGCCACGTAGTCGGCGGCTTCCTTGCCGGCGCCGGTATCCGTGCTGACGAGCGTGTTCCGCACGTCAATCTCGTAGCCGGGGATGGCCAACGCGTTGAGATTGGCGATGGCGGTCAGCTCCGGCCCGGTCGGCACTTTACCGGCGGTGAAGTAGATAACCTTCTTCGTGGCCATCACTCTTCCTCGGTGTTCTCGAGCGCGAGCGCACGAGCGTCAGCCTTGGTCAGCGTGCCTTCGGTGTTCAGAAGGTTGCCGTCCTCGTCCATGACATTCCACTTGCCGCGCTCAACCTGATGCAGGTAGAACGCGCCGACTGCTTCGCCGGCAGTGGGGGAGAACTCGGGCGTGCCGGCGTCTTCGCCCCAGACCGGATATTCCTTGTACGATTCGGGGATTTCACCCATGACGTAGTCGGCTTTCTCGGTCTTGCCGTCGTGCAGCTGCGAGTTGCGGAACTTGGCATGCGCCTGCATGCCGGCTTCCAACTCTTCTTTAGTCGGCACCATGCCGGCCGTGAAGTACAGAACGATGGGTACGTGGATCTTCATGTTGACTCCTTGTTTGGTATGAAACCGGGAAGTGAACTTGCGAACACTTCCCGGCTAAGGCTTCAGACGTATAAACTACTAGCCGTCTTTAGTGGGAGATCAGCATGACGCCTGCCGTATCCTTGTCGCTGGTGGCGTACTGGTCCCAGTTGCTGGCGACGCCGATGGCGGAGTCGTTCGGGCTGTGACCGCCGTTGGTCTTGTCCCAGCTGAAACCCTTGACCGAGAGCTGATAGCTCCACTCGGCCTGATACGTGGAACTGATGTTCTCCGTACCGTTGCGGGTGTCGATGTTCTGGGTGAAGTCGCCGTTCTGCTCGACAAGCAGCGCGCCGGGGACCAGGCCAAGCGTGTTGTACTTGTTGGGCGTACCAGTCGTGATCAGCGACGACGAATCGGTCATGACGAGCGGACGACCGAAGCCATCCTGCGACACGGCGATGTTGCCGAAGTTGAAGATGCGATTGGTGTTGGCGATGGCCTGTCCGTACACATCGAACAGGGTCTTGCTGTGCATGACCCATGCGACGATGGCGTTGGCGCGGTCACCGAACTTGCTGACAGCGGTATTCATGTTGGCGATGGTGGCCAAGTCGGCCGGGGCGGTGGCACCGCTGACGTCGGTCACCATGGCGGTATTGCCCGAGAGCGCGGCAACCACGGCCAGCACGCCAGTGTTCAGCATGTCGCCCATGGTATCCACGGCAAGCTGCTGGCCCATGGCGGCGCCGGCTTCTTCCGGGTTCAGCTGGATCCATTTGAACTGACCCGGCGAAAGATCAATCGGGTTGGTGCCAGCGGCCACCTTGACGGCGGTATCCACCAGATGACGCATCGCCTGCGCGGTGAGGTTGCCGGTGCCGTAGGCGTTGCGGCGGCGCACGAGGTTGGTGATCTTCGCCCACATGGCCGTTTCACTGTAATCGCCAGTGTGGTCGGCAGTGCGAAGGGTGAACGCGTTACGGGTGGCGGCGTTGAAGAGCTCCACCTGCTGCGCGAGGATTTCCGTCATGGTGGAGTAGGTCCACTCATTGAAGACGGCAAGATCAGAAAGTGCCATGTTATTCTCCGGATTGTGCTTTGCGGTGAGCGACGATTTCCGCAGGAGTAGCCGTCGCCATGTTGAAGTCTTTGCTGCTGACTTGACGAGTGGCGGAACTTCCGCGGTCACCGTCTCCCTTGGCACCGCCGCCGGAGGCATGACTGCCACGCAGTATAGGGGCAAAGGCTTTGTTGGACAATAGCTCCTTTTCGAGGTCTTGCAGGGTCGTTGCGCCGACCGTACCGTCCTTGTCTTTTACGCGTGTAACAGGCTTGCCGTCCTCCTTGTCGACGATCAAGCGGCCCTGGATATGCGGCAGCAAAACATCCACATACTCGGGCTTCGCAACGAGCTTGCTGGCGAGGCCATTGGCCACGTTGTCAACGAGCAACGTGCTGATCACGCCGTTCGCACCTTCAAGCTCCTGCCTGAGTTCGCGTTCGACCTTTTCGTAACGATCCTTGTACGACTTCTCCAACTTGGCGACGTCGCCCTTGGGCACGGCGCCCGCGTGCAGTTCGTCAAGGTCGCGCTGCAACTGCTCAGCACGTTCGTTCGTTTCCTGCAACAGGCGCTCTGCCTTCTGCCGCTCACGCTTCTCGTGATCTTTTGCGCGCTTCAGGGCACCTGTATCTTCACCACCTTCGACGTCCAGGTAGAACTTGCCGTCGTCACCCTTTTTGTATTCACCGTGGAACGCCGAGTTGACGCCATCCAGGGAATCCAGCACTGCCTTCATCGCCATGATCTTTCTCCGTAATTGCGGCACTGCCGCTTATGCTGCTTGGTCAATCCCAGCACGCTTGAACGCGCCGGGTGCTTTCTCCTGCATCTGTTTCAATGTCAGAGGCTGGAAATTCTTGTTGAGGTTCAGTGCAGCGAACTTCTCCGCGCTCATACCACCGTCGCGCAACAGCTTGGCGCGCACTGGGCCGATGGCATCGTCTTGGAACGCTGCCGGCTGCGTCTTCAACCATTCGTAATACGTCATGCTCGCCGGCACTTGCCCCGGTTTGGCGCCCTTGCTGGCGCGTGTCGTAAACGCCAGGACGTTGATATCCTTGATTCGTGCCACCGTGACCGAGCGGCAACCGATGTGGATCGGCGGCATTGGGCCGCCATTGAGATCAAATTCCTGTCCGTCCAGCGAACGGCAAATCTGCGTGGTGTGGCTATCCAGCGTCGAGACCCAGATATAGCCATCAACGATATCGTCGTTCTCCTGCCATGTGGCCATGCGTCCTTGACTGCTAGTGTGCTGAATAGCAGTACGCACCATGGCCGCAGTCTCACGCCGAGTCTTGCCGGATAGAATGCCGTCCTCATAGTTAGCAGCCTTTGTTCCACGCAACTGTTGAATGATTTGTCCAGTCGTCTTGCCCTGCGCTTGTCCGTTGCGCAGTACGTTCTCTACGCGATTTACAACACCTGCTTTCCAATTCTGCACGAACGGCTGCAACAGTTCACCAGTCGCTTGGATCGGCGTTTTCTGCGCCAGCTTCCATGCGTTGGCGGCACTGGCCTTGGCTACGCGCACCGCCGTCTGCGCCACCAGACCAGCAGAGAGTGAATCAGCTTCGAACTTCGCTGCGTACGTTGCGATGTGCTGCAAGTCTTGCATCAACGTGCCGGCGAACGTGCCGGTGGTATCGCCAGTCGCCTTTTTGGCTGCGCTGACCAGCTTTTCAAAATCCTTTTGGCTGATGCCGCTCAGCTTGCCCGAACCCTGCGCACTGATTACCGCGCGCAGCTTCCTGTCAAGCTCCACCAATGCTTTGGAGAACTTGTTGACTTCGCCCTGCTTGACACGCTCCAAGTAAACTTGGTACTGAACAGCGATGTCGTGCAGATACTTGTTGGGGGCGACTTTGGCGGCCATGATTTATGCCTGATTCTGCGGTTCATCGGGCAGCGTCGGATCGCTCGGGTTGCCAGTCGGTTCCTCGGTGATTGCATCAAGCGCCAACGCGGCGCGGGCCTGCGCTTCTTGAGCGATCTGCTCATGGGCCGCGTCGTCGTCCTCGGTAGCGATGCCGGCCATGCGCAGCTGCTCACGCATTTCGTTGAATGTGATGGCGCCGCCTTGCCACGTAAGGATCAACTGCTGTTGTTCCTGCGGTGACATCTTGCTGATAGCGAACGTCGTGCTCAGGCAGATGTACACTTCGTCTTGATCAGGGATCGTGCCGTCCACGAACAGTTCGCACCAGCCCAGCGCCTGGGACATGGCAGCGCTGACGTTCTTGGCGCATTTCGCCAGGATAGACGTCTGGCTGTTCTTATCCATTTTCGCTTCGCCCAGCGTGCGGCTGACGTTCTGCGGTTGGATAAGCTGCGCGCCCAGCGCTACCATCTGCGCTTCCTTCTGGTCCATGGCTTCTTTGACCATGCTGTTGGGCTCGGCCTGCAACAGCTCAGCAGTTGCGCCTTCGGGCAGCGGCACGGCGGCACGACTGCCGAGCTCGATGGTGCCCTTGAGAACGTCATCAATCCACGCTTTCTTGAGCCCGGTGAAGATAGGCGTGGGCTGGCCGATCATGTAGACGCTATCTTCGTAGTCAGCCGAGTTGCGATAATGCTTGACGTTGAGCTCGGCGATGCCGTACAGCGGCGGACGGTCTGGCGCGGTGTCGTTGTTCAACGAACCCACGAACGTGAATGGGATGAAATCGAGCGTGTTGCCGTTGGCGTCGCGCGGCGTGTAAGTCTGACGAATGAGGAACTGATTGCCGTCCTGAATCCACAGGTTGACGGTGTAGACGTTACCAGTGGTTTCATCACAACGAAGTTCGCGCCATTGTGGACCGTATTCGATTTCGAATCCGTCGTCCTTGGTGACGTAGCATTCGTTGACCACGACCAGCGTAAGCACGGTCTTGGCACCCTTGTTGATGGTGCGCCAGTTGATGATGTCATCGGGACTGAACTGCACCATGACCGGGCGCGCAACACCGAGTTGGACGTCTAGACGGCTGACGGTGTCCATGCTGGGGTAATCAGCAAGGATGCCGCTGCGGCCGAACGCAAGCACTTCGCCCAGTGTCTTCATCGCAAACTGCGGAAGACTGACGTTGCTGCCGGTGACGTCGTCTTTCAGGAAATCCATACTGTCCGGGATTTCAATCACCGGATCAACGTCGAACACCTGACCAAGCAAACCTTCCAGCGTGCTTTCCGTCACTGGGTAGAAGCTGGCGCGCGCGACGTACTGATCGTACCGCGTCTTGTTCTCCGGCGATTTATCCGTAGGGTTCGGCTTGGGGAGATACTCCTCTTTCCTTTCCTTGATCTTCTTCTCGCCTTCAAGGCAGTCGCGCACCAGCCGCCACTTGTGCAGCATGCGCGTGACTTCGTTGCGTACCCATGAAATATTCGGTGCGGCCATGTCTTTATCCTCAGGTTGGCATCTTTACTTTGATTTTCTCGGGCCGCTTGCCCGAACCCTTCAAACAACGGTAGCGAATGGCGTCGTACGGATGGTCTTCGGCCGTGGTGTCAACGTCATCCATTTCATCTTCGTCACGCGGCAGCACTGGCAGAGTTTTGATAGCCGCCTTGCAGTGGCGCATGAAGTACAGCCCAGGACCTTCGCTGTTCTTACTTGCCTCCAGGCGGTCGCGCATCAGCTGCAAGCCGTTCTTACGTGTGCCGGGCGACTTGTTGCTGCGCTCCCACTCAACTCCGGCATCTTCCATCTTGCTAGCGATGCTGTCTGGGTCGCCGTTATCCTTGCTTTCGCGCACGTCGTAGATTTGGTTATCGGCCGGGCCTGGGTACACCACGCGGCACCACTTGTCCTTTCGCAGCTGTTCCTCCATTTCCAACACCAACTCCGCTACCTTGTTGGCGCTGTGGCGTACACCATCGTTCGAGCCGATCTTGGTCGTCCCGTAGAGCTCGTGGAAAACAATCAAGCTACCACGCTCGGGGCACCACGTGGAACCGTCCTCTAGTGTGACCTCTTCGCCATTGGCCTCGGCCACCCAAGCGATGTAATACGGATGCGTGCTGCCCCAGTCCATGCAACGATCGCACGACCAACCCTTCGGAATCTTGAAGCGCGGCACGACACACTTGTCAGACCATACATCATCCAGTGCACCGCCAGCCACGACATCCCAGTCACCATGTAGCCAAGCACGACGACGATTATCATCTTTGATGGACTCCAATTCCGCAATGTATTCAGGCGAGAGATATTTGTTCTCTTTGTAACTGCCGAAGATTCGTACTTGCGTTTTGGTGATGTCCTCGCGTTCCTGTGTGCGTGGATTGAATACATTGGTGGTGTTGCGCACCAACACGCCGGGCGGCGCCACATCGATGATGTCCTCTCGCACCCAGTTGTGACCAGGACCATATGGATTCATGGTTCCCGTGACTTCAAGCGGTATGTCAATGAGATAGTACAGACCGCGCACGTTATCCACGCGCTCACGCATGCGCAGGCCCCACATGGCAGCAATCGTGTGATCCATGACGACTGGGTGGTCTTGCGGACGGAACGAGCTACGGTTGCAGCTGAGCATCAAGTCAAACAACTCACGCGTCGGATACTTGCACAACTCGTTCCAACCGATATACGGATATTCGTGACCGTGGTACAGCCAGTAATGCTCGCGGCGCTTAATGTGCCGCAGCAGCAGTTGTTCGCCCGTGGGCCACGACCAACCGAACGAACCGCCGCTACCCACGAACTTGGCGCCATCATCAAACTGCGGAAACCAACGCAGCGATTTGCTGACAATATCGTCGAGGTTCTTGTATTCGCGGTCAAAGATAATGCCGCGCCAGAATCGCCCATATCCAAGACCGACGCGCATGCGGAAGCGCATCAGCTGCCAGTCAGTCTTTCCGGGGCCGCGCGTGCCTTCGTAGAAGATGTGATTGGCAGGGCACGCCATGGCCAGCGACTGCGAGCCAGCGAGCGGAGACCATACGACGCTCTGCACGTCGTTGTCTAGTTCGTTGCTCACCAAACCGCCTTCCGCAGCTTCTTGGTCATGCCGCGTTCAATGAAGCGATGGTAGCCGTAGTCAATGCATACCACTCGGCCTTCGTACCAACCGAAGTTGTTCGCCTTCAGGTCAGTGAAGAACGCCGGCACATGGGTCGGCAAGTCGGTCTTGTGCACCGGCTCGCAACGCGCCATGAACAACACAGTTCCGCACGGACTGATCTTGCGCACAGGCGCGAACCACTTGGCAAACTCAGTCTGCTCAACGTGCTCCCACACTTGATGCTCGTAGACGTTGCAGAACAATGCATCGCCAGCTTCGATCTTCACGACCGTGTCTTCGGGGCTCATGGCGTGGGCGTACACGCAACGCGTGCTGCCGCATGCAATGTGGTCACCGATGACCATCGCAGAAATATCCTTCGCGACCGTGGTCTTGAAGTGGCTTCCATGCTTGAAGCATGGTCCTGATTTAAACGCGGGTCCGCTCATTCTTTCACCGCCGCTTTAAGTGCAGCCTGGGCAACCTTGGCTGCTGATTCCCAATCGCTCAATGACGCTGCTCCAGGTACGAGCATGACGCCTCCCTTTTTACCATCACGTTTCTTCTGCTCAGCCTCGCTTGCATCTTCCTTGGCCGACTTGCGCATGTCCTTGATTATTTCGTGCACCGTACGCAGCGCGCCGATGCGATCACTGCCGAACGTGCTGCGCCCAGCTTCGCGCATCAACCCCATCAAGATACGTTGCGGCGTGGCGATCTGGTCGACCTGCATGGCATCCACGCGCTTGACAATCTCCAATTGCACCGTAGTAGTGGACATCAGCAGCGTTGCTTTTTTCTTGGCCTGCAAACGAGGAATACCCGCCCGAATTGCAGCGAGGTATTGGTCGAAGTCAACAAGATATTCTTCTACGAAACGCTGTTCCAGAAGTTCTTGTTCACTTTGCTTTGTTTGCCGCTTGGCCATCTTGGGAACTTCCCGTTTTGTACCACTGGTTCAACCGTTTGATCTTGGCCGCGCACTGCTTGGCCGCATCCTTCCAGTTGAGATAGGCGTCTACTAGATCGCCGGTCGTTGCGTTTATTGCGAAGTCCACACCAGCGCCGATCGTCGGCAACGTGCACGACATCAGCAGCGCGGCAGGCGGATTAACTTGCACCACCTTTGTTACCGTTTGCACTGGTGGCGGGAGCTGGTTCGCTGATGGCGTCCTGACCATTGAGCACCCTGCGCACGTTAGCAGGGAGAGGAGTATCAATGTACGACTTGACTTGGTCACTGTGATTCTCCAGATCGCGAAGCTTGGTCTTCGTGGCCGTGGTTGTTTGGCTGATTCCTTTGACATCGTTGATCAGGCTATTCACCACTTTGTTATCTTTCTTTCGCAGTTCAGTGAGTGCGTCAATCGCTGCGTCCTGTGATGCGTTGTTCGCTTCCAACGTGGCCACCTGCCCCTTCAGGTCCTGCGTCGCGTCTCGCTGGGTTGCCACGGCTTCATGTAGTTCGCCGTTCTGCTTGTAGAACCATACAGCGGCACAGCCGAGCGTGATGGCGATGCCGATGGCCAAGTAGCCCAGATACAGACCGAGCTTGCTCCACAAGGTTGCCAAGCCACCAGTGAGCAGACCCTTTGCAGCAGTGAGTATTGACATCTCAACTCTCCTTTACATCGTCTTTCTGTAGGCCGAGCCGCTTCAACAGAAGCGCTTCGATAATTGACATGATGCCCTTAGCACCAATCCAACCACTAGCCGAGACAATCACGCCTGTCCATAGCGTGGACCACTGCATAGCAGTGCAGATCAGCATCACAATGACACCAACCGAAACCGCAGCGTTGAACTCAAGAAAGGCGCGCCAGAAGCTTGGCTTCTCGTTGCGATCAGCCGCGCGCATAAGGTAGGCCATCAGGCCACCATAACCACCAAGCAGCACCCACAGCACTGCGACTGTGAGGCTGAAATCTTCGGGACCTTTACCGTTCACGGCAACTCCTACGCAGCAAGCCGAATGCCGCCAACTATCTGCGCGGTCGTGTAGGGCATGATTCCATTCTCGTGCTTGATCACCGCTGCGATCAACGTGGCCAGCGTAACGTCGCGCTCCAGGTTGATGATGTCGTCGGGGCCAACACCCAGCGCCTTGCACACGTTGCTTATATACGCAGCGGTGTCGTTCTCGTTAGTCGGCGCCCATGAGCTGATAATCAACGCGACCGTGTTGCGCTTGCGTGAGCGGTAGTACGTGTTGCGAATGATCACGGCCATCGCACGTATGCCGTGCTCAACATCGATGAACTGACAGAAGCTTCCATCCGTTTGTACAGCAGCCAAGCCTTGCCAGTTATCACCGAGCCGGATGTTGCCCGGATTGTTGTTGCGAATGCCGCGAGGGATCGACGTCAATGGTCGCCCTGCGTATTGAGCGAGTACGTTATCTGGTATGCGCACTGTTGACATCGTTAATCCCCTGCCGATTTGTTGCAAGCTCCTCAGATAGTAGGAAGCCCGACGCGCGGCGTAAGAGGAGGAGGAGCGAACTCATCAGCTTACGAGGGGAGGACCGCGCGCCGGGCCTGTGGCGTATTAGGCCAGCCATTTTTGACACTGACAATCCCTCAGAGCTGGGCATTATGACGTCGTAATTAAACTGATAGGGAAGTGCACTCGAGTTTGGCGGTAAAACAATGGGTTACAAGCATGCGCATATCCGAGATAAGTGTCCAAAGTGCTTAAAACGCGGACTTTTGGCAGGTCGTAATGCAGTAATGCATCAATGCACTCTTATACCCAAACATAAATTTTAAAAATTTACCAAAATATATAGTGGTTTGGACGCAAAAATGTGCATTGTGCATTGCCGCCTTTCAATGTGTCCTAAAACAAGCACTTTTAGACTCTTTCGCGGCAATGCACTTTATGCACCTATAGTGCATTAAAACCGACAAAAAAGATCTTACTATCGGAAAGCTCTTATCAAGGAATAAATTCATTAAAGGATAAAAATAGCGCGAAACGAATTTGTAGATGCATTGCCCAATCCCATCACCACTTCGGAATTAGTAAATATTTCCGCCACAAAGCCCCGACGTTCAACACTACCAAACAGCCAAATAACCCAGTTATTTGCCCGATAGTCAAGCAAACTTTATACGCTTATACTGTGCGCCTAATCAACGCCACACGTTAAAGCAGGGGACCGCGATGGCAGCACGTAAGACGGCTAGCACCAAAGCCGCACGCACTGTGAAGCTGGTAAAAGCAGAACAATCGACAAGGAGCAGGGCAGCACCAAAGGAGAAAACGCTGCAGCAGAAGTTTGGGGAGAAGATTAAGGAGAGTAAGATAAGTGAAGCGCAAGCTAAGAAGCTTGGGTTCTTGCTTATGGAAACCGCGCGCTGCTCAAAGGAGTTACCCGAGCAGGCTGGCGGCTTTACTATTCCATATTTCGATTTGAACGGTAAGAAGACTACGTTCTATCGCTACCGTTATTTGGAGTCACCGCGAAAAAGCGGCTTCGCCGGACTTGCGAAGAAGAAAGACCTACGTTACGGCCAACCGCGCAATAGCGTGAACGAATTATATCTCCCGCCACTAGTGGATTGGCGCGCAGTGGCCAAGGATAAAACTCTGCCGTTGATAATTACGGAAGGTGAGTTGAAGGCAGCCTGCGGCACAGCACACACGCCCTACCCTACGATTGGCTTGGGAGGTGTGTGGTGTTGGAAGTCGAACAAAGCACGACAACCCATGCTGGCGCAGTTCGACCAATTCGAGTGGGAAGGCAGGCCGGTGTACATCGTGTACGATTCCGACGCCAAGACCAATCCCATGGTCATACAAGCAGAGAACGCATTGGCGCAGGCGTTGACCGCACGCGGGGCGGAGCCGTACGTGGCACGATTGCCGGCGCTGGATGACGGTAAGAAGTGCGGGCTGGATGACTTCCTACTTTACAACAGCGTGGCCGATCTGGAGGAGTTGCTAGAGAACGCAGAACCATGGCGCGCCGCGTTGGAATTGCACAAGCTGAACGAGGAAGTTATCTATGTCCAAGATCCTGGCTTTGTGGTCAAGGTTAATACACTGCAGAAAATGGCGCCGCATGCATTCATCGGCCACCACTACGCAACGCGCATATTCTGGGAAGAGAATGTGGCCGCCAATGGGAAAGTCACACTGGTAAAAAAGGTGGCCGCCAAGGAATGGATCAGCTGGCCATTGCGTGCGGAAGTAAACCGCATGACTTACGCGCCGGGTGATGAACGTATCACTGATAAGGGCGAGCTCAACGTGTGGCCAGGGTGGAATTGCGAACCGGAAGAGGGCGACGTCACGTTGTGGAACCAGCTGCTGGATCACTTGTTTGCCGGCAAGGCAGCGGAGCGGCAGTGGTTTGAACGCTGGCTGGCGTGGCCGCTGCAACATCCAGGAGACAAGATGTTCACGTCCGTGCTGATGTGGGGGCTTAAGCACGGCACGGGCAAATCCATGATCGGCTACAGCATGAAGCAGATTTATGGGTCTAACTGGGTGGAGTTGAAGGACCGTCACCTGGAGAACGATCACAACGAGTGGGCTGAGAACAAGCAGTTCTGCATGGGTGACGAGATAATGATTGGCGATAAGCGCGGTATGTCCGACCGCATGAAGGGGCTTATCACGCAGGAGGATGTGCGGATCAACGCCAAGTTCATTCCCACGTACGTGGTGCCGGACAGGATCAATTACTATTTCACGTCCAACCACCCCGATAGCTTTTTTATCGAGGATGACGACCGCCGCATGTTTATTCACGAGGTTGTCAACGGCGGCATGCCCGACGAGTTCTATACTCGTTACGAGAAGTGGATGCGCGCCGATAAGTGGGATGGCGCCAAGGGACCGAGTGCGCTGTTCGCCCATTTGCTGAAGCTTGATCTGGGTGATTTCAACCCACGTGCGCGTGCCCCCATGACAGCAGCCAAGGCGGATATGCTCAGTACAGGCCGCAGCGAAATGGGCGACTGGGTGGCACGACTGCGTGACTCACCCGATAGCGTGCTGCGACTGGGCATGGCGGTGCTGCCGTACGCGTTGTGGCGTGTGGAGGATCTTGTGCGATTGTTCGACCCCGAGCAGCGCAGTAAGGTGACTGCCAATGGCTTCGCCCGCGAACTGCGACGCGCCGGGTTCTGTAAGGTAGCGGAAGGCGCCAGCGTGCCAACGAAGACAGACGGCCAAGTGCGGCTGTGGGAAATACGAAGTATTCCCAACCACGTGAGGAACTCGCAAGCGGAAGCTGCCATCTACTACGACAACGAGCGGAACATTCCCGCCAAGCGGAGCAAGGTGCGATGAGCAGCTACGAACAGAAGCGACAGAAGCTGTGCGACTGGGTGCGCAAGCTGCGCGAGAACCCGGATGGTGTGTTGAGCGTGCCGCATGCGTTGTTCCGTGCGGAGGATTTACGTGCGCAGTTCGACCCTGAAAACGTTGAGAACATCAGCATGATGATGCTGGGGCGTGAGCTCGCCCGGCAGTTGTTCATCAAGGCCGGCGGTGGCATGCCCTGCCCGACCAAGACACACGGTCAGGTGCGGTTGTGGGTGGTGCGTGAATTGACAGAGAAACAGTACGGCGCGCAAGTAGACGCGGCGAAACTTTACGACGAGGAGAGAATGTCATGAGAATAGGAACTATCGAAGGAGCGACACGCTTCCTCGGTGCGCCGAAAGACTGGGATCAAACCGGTGCGCTGCCGTGTGAGGTATTGCCGGTGCGCGACGTGCATGTCGGGCCGCACGGCAACTTCATGATAAGCTACTGGCACCCGACCGAAGAAGAGATTTCGCGGATCAACGCCGGGCTTCCCGTGCGCTTGTGGGTGCGCGGGACTGTGCATCCGCCGGTGACTCTGGATGTTGAGTCGGCCAAGGAGAGTAACGATGGCTGAGCATAAGTGGAAGGGCATCTACAAAGTCGTGGAGGAATGTGGCGAACTCATTCAAGTGTGCGGCAAACTTGGACCGTTCCCAAGCGGTGTGCATCCTGACGGCGCCGGTGATCTACGACTGCGCCTGCAGGAAGAGCTCGCGGACGTAATCGCGGCTTGTATGTATATGCAGGAAGCCAACGGCCTTGACGCCAAGCTTATGGATGCACGAGTCGTCGTCAAGCTTGATAAGTTCCGGTACTGGGGACTGAGCGGCATCGGGCAGACGAACGAGGAACCTGTGTATGGAGCCACGCCGTGAAGAACTACTATACCATTCTCGGTGTGCACGCTGAGTCCGACGACGCCGAGATCAAGAAGGCGTATCAGCTGTTGACCCGCCAGTTTCACCCTGACCGTGGCGGCGATCCTGAGAAGTTTACGGACGTCACCGGGGCCTATAGCCATGTGCGCCACGCCGCCGCCCGCGCCCAGCTGCGCAGTAGCTACGCCCTGGTGGCCCCTATGTGCGTGGCCTGCAACGGGGCGGGCTGTACGCAGCGGCAGAAGGGGTTCACCAAGGTCACCAAGGCGCCGTGTGCCAGCTGCCAAGGCGCCGGATATGCGCTGGAGCAGGCGGCTACGGTCAAGAGCTACAGGAAAAAGAAGTAGGGTTGTACTTGCGCAATTACAGGCGTACACTGGTGGCGCAAGACTACCTAATAGAGGAGCGAATACAATGAATCACAAAGACGTGTTAGACGTGCTGGCAGTGAACGCCGACGCAATCATCGCTGGTCGCACTGTGCTGGATTTGATGATTCTCCCAGCCTCGGCCAAGTGCGCCATCCAGATTGAGTGCATCCGGTCTGCGCAGTTTGCGCACGAGATCGCACGGCAAAACGCCGGGAGGCTGTGATGGCCTGGGACCGTGGTACCAAGGTGCGCAGTCTGCTGCGACGATTTGAACAGGCCGTCATCGCCGCGCAAGATGCGAACGATGCCGTCATCTGCATTCCGCTGGAAGCATTTCATACGCACATGGACGAAGCGCAGGCAGCGATCGAGTGCAAGCTGAAGGCTGAGCGCAAACTCAACGAACTGCGCGGCAAGGTGTTCCGCGCTGCGTTCAACAGCACGGAGAAACTGTGATGGCTGTCAAATCCGATCGTCTCTTCGCACTGGCGAATGATCTGATGGTTCTGGCTGAGAAGCTTGCAGAGCACGAGGAAAAGAAAACCAGAGAGCGCGCGAAGAAACTGAGCCCCGTTGAAGAGCAAGCACAGTGGTTGTTTTTCCGCGGATACGCCTGCCTCAGCAACAAATATTGCACGGTGGCGCGCATCGATCGTGCAGATTGGCTTGAGCGCATGGCCGGCAGGTTGTTTCGCTCAGTCGCCGACTTCTACATGCGCGAAGGACCGCAAGGCACGCTGACCGATTCGACCGGCCACTGGGGACATCACTACTGTGCGGTGTACTCAGAGGATAAGAAGACTGTAAGCGCGCCTGTGTACCAAGAGTTGAAGAAACTCTGGAACGCTGCCGATGGCGTCGTGGTGTATAAGCCATGAGCAACGACCATTTAGAGTACAACGCCGAGACGCGCACGGTCACTGGCTGGACGAATCCTGTGCTATGCGCAGCGTTCGTTATTCGCTCAGTGGGTCTTGTGCTTGACGAAGAAGAATTCAAGCGCGTAGCAGAGGAAGTTGGTGAATGGGATAAAGCGAAGAATGAAGGCTTCATATTCCAAACACCGGAAGAAGCGTTGCTGACTCTTACCGAGATCGGCAACTTCACGATCTATATCGATAGTACCGGAGTATTCCGCTGCCATGCATAAGATCGCCACTGTGTGGATGCTCGTCAACAAGACCGGCCAGCTGGTGGCGTACCATGCCCCGGCGGAAAGCTACAACGCCGCGTGGCGCGCAGCGCGTAAGCAGTTCGGTGCCTTCGGCACGTTGCAGCTGCGCCGGCAAGGCTACACGCCGCAACAGGTTCACATTTCACTGGGGGAGCGGACATGGAGAGAACAGAGCTTAAAAAGCTGAGCGCTGCGCAAACCAAAGAATACCGCGCGCGCTGGGAAATCCTGTTTGACAAGATGGTTAGCGATCAGCGTCATCCTGGGATTAGAAGTCTAAACGCCCATAAGCGATATCTCAAGGCTTATCGGCTGTTGCTAAAAGAACTTGACATTGTCATCGTTGATGGTGTCGCCCACAAACAAGTCGCAAGGCAATTGGAGATACCGTATGAGCATAGCGAGTGCAGGCCGGGAACAGAAAGCGCGGGAGCAGCGCATTCTCAAGTGGGACAACCGATTCATGTTGCTGGCGCAGCAGGTGGCGGGCTGGTCCAAGGACCCCGGCACGCGAGTCGGCTGCGTCCTCGTGAGCAGGAACGTAGTGATCTCAACTGGCTACAACGGCTTGCCGAGAAAGCTAAGCGATACGAATCTGCAGGACAGGGATAGCAAGCTCAGCCGCACAGTGCATGCGGAAATGAACGCAGTGCTGAACGCTGGTGCCACGCTACAGCTTGCGTTCGTGCATGGTATCACAGCGTACATCACGCCGTTGATGGTGTGCGACCGCTGCGCCGTGCACCTGATACAGGCCGGCGTAACGCGCGTGGTGATGGTGAAGCCACCGGAGCCGTACCGCTCGCCCAAGACTGGCGAGGTGGAGTGGAACGAGAACGCCAGCAAGAAACTTGCTGAGTGGGAGCGCCTTGGCAATTTGAGTCTCCGATATTTTGCGGAGGCGGGAGTCGTCGTCACCATCCTGGATGAAATTTCTGCATTGGCCGCGATCGACGGCTTGGAGCCCAACACATGAACACACGTGAAGAGAACATCGAAGCCGGGCGTGTATGCCAAAGTTGTTTCGAATTCGTGGACCGCGACGGTAAAGGCTGCGGCCATCCGCGCGACTGCGCCAAGTGCAAGGCCACGCAGCTGAGCGACAAGCGCGCCTGCTACCGGTGCGGCGCCAGCATACGCGGCGAGCGTGGCATGCGCGACCACTGGCGGCTTGAACACGGCCCCAAGCAGGCCGCCGCACCTGAACAGCTGGCCGCGCTGCAGGAGAAGCTCAATGGCTGATCACATCCATCTGAGCGGCGCAGAAGACGTGCGTAGCGCAGCCAACACCATGCGCGACGCAGCCGAGACCATCAACCGCGCCAGCAGCAACATGCAGTGGATGGCAGAGCAACTCACGCTTGCACTGCAACTGCACGCCGAGCGCGTTGAGGCTGCGCTGCGTGAACACACTGAAGCGAACAAAGTGACGATTGTGACGCAGCCAGTTCCCAAACCAACATTTGAAGAATTGCAAGCGTGGGCCATGGAGAAAGGCTACGGCAGCATGACAGACAACGAAGCTTGGGAGCAGTGGAAGCGTGAGCACCCTAACTACGTTGAAGGTGGCGCCAATGGCTGAGAAACGTCAGTACTCAAAAGATTGTAAGAAGTGCGGCGGTCAAGGGTGGTACATGGTGACAGATGGTATTCGCCGCCAAGAAGCTCAAGCTTGTGGTTGCGAAATACCTAGTGACGCTGATTTAGTTAGGCGACTTCGTGTTGCTACTAAAGCGTTGTTCAGAGAACGCGTCACTTACTGGGAAGACTTCGAAACACTAATCGAAGTTATTCGCCATTTAGAGGAGGCGAGCAATGGCAACAACTGGAAGCCTTCGACACGCTTGCCCTCACGTTCTCCACGAATGATACTTAACATGCACGCAGACCGTGTTCCGTGCGGCGCGTGCAACGGAGAAGGTTGGATTGATGGCGATCAGTGCAGAGTATGCGGAGCACGTGGTTGGAGTAATACCGATGGCTAAGCCCCGTGCCAAGATCGTCATGCCGGTCAGGGAAGAGATCGGCCCGGTGCGTTACAGCCAAGAGCGCCTGTTCTGGGGTGTGGAACCGGCCACCGTCAAAGCGCTCAAGCAAGTGTGGGCGGACGACGAGCAGCTGGCCACGGAAGCAGTGCCAGAAGATTCGCTGTGCGTGGTCATACTACTCGCAGCCTGGGGCCGCAGGTTTGGCGTTGAGTTGGTAGACGACTACGATCTACTGCTGCAACGGGCTCGCGACGCCATGGCGGCCAGCAATTTGCATCATCCAGATTTGTACTTCGTGAGTTGCGTGTGCATTCTGGCCCAGCGTGAAGACGCGCCTACCGTTGGTGCGTTCGAACAAATCAACATTCCCGAGCACTACGAAAACTTGATCGGGTAAACAGGGGAGCAACATGTTCAAACCGATGTTAGCCGGCAAAGCGCCGGAAGCAAGCAAGGTGCGCTATCCAGTATTGGTCAGTCCAAAGCTGGATGGCGTGCGCGTAATCGTGCAGAACGGTGTTGTCATGTCACGCAACATGAAGCCGATACCTAACGCTCGTGTACAGCGCCAATTCGGCCGTGTGCGGTTCAACAACTTGGATGGTGAACTGATAGTGGGCGCAGCCACCGACAGCGACGCGTTCCGCAACACCACCAGCGGCGTGATGACCAGGACCGGCGAACCTGACGTGTTCTTCCATGTGTTTGACTACGTGGAAATCGCCCGCACGTACATCCAACGACGTACACGGTTCCAGGAAATTGTGGATGGCGCCAACATGGAGAATTTACTGGCCGTTGAACACGACACGGTCAAGGATGCGTTGGAATTGCACATGCATGAAGAGTGGTATTTGGAACGTGGATACGAAGGCTTGATGATTCGTGACCCACTCGGCCACTACAAGTTCGGCCGCAGCACTACGAACGAAGGCGGCTTGCTCAAGCTCAAGCAGTTTGAGGATAGCGAAGCCGTGGTGCACGGGTACGAAGAACAGATGCACAACGCCAACGAGCAGCAGCGCGACGAGCTCGGCCGCAGCAAGCGCACATCACACAAGGAAGGCATGGTGCCTACCGGCGTACTGGGTGCGCTGTGCGTGCAGGACATTCGCACCGGCGTGAAGTTCAACATCGGTAGCGGCTTCAGCGAAGCTGACCGCAACATATTCTGGCGCAACCGCAAGACACTTGTGGGCATGGTGGCCAAGTACAGATTCTTCCCCACTGGCAGCAAGGAAAAGCCGCGCTTTCCTACCTTTATAGGATTCCGCGATAAGCTTGACATGTAGATGTAAATGCGTAATTACACTGGTATACTTAGCGGGCACCAAAGCCCATAAATAGAGGAGCGAACAACATGGCAGCTGTAGCGAAGAAAGCGGTGGCCCAAGCCCCCGCCAAGGCGAAGAAGTTTGAAATCCCCAAGAAGTTGGCGCAGGCCGCCGACATGCTGTACACCAAGCGGTTGGAGCGCTTGGCGCTGCAGAAGCAAGTGGATGAAATCGCAAAGCAGGAAGGTCTCCTGCGCGAACATCTGATCAATAACTTGCCCAAGTCCGCCGCGCAAGGCGTCAGCGGGCAGGTGGCATCGGCCAGGATCGAGACCAAGGATATTCCGCAGGTCAGCGACTGGCCCAAGTTCTACGCGTACATCATCAAGGAGAAAGCATTCGACCTTCTTCAGCGTCGCGTCAACGAGACTGCTATCCAGGAACGTCTGGATGCGAAGAAGAAGGTGCCGGGCATCACCATCTTCAAGGCTGTGAAGGTCAGCAGCACCAAGGTCTAGTGCCATGGTCAAGAAACTCACAGAAGAGCAGAAGCGCAAGCTTGCTGAGTTGGCCGTAAAGACGGCTAAGCAAGAAGGCGCTCAGAAGGTTCGTAGGTGGACCGATCAACGCGACTACGACAATGATGCTGAAGATGTCGGTCCGTTGTTCGGCATAATCCACGACCACTGGCCACCGTTTTAGCCGCTACGCCGAGCGGGATATTAAGATGGCGAACCCAACCTAGTCACTAAGCAAGGAACACAAGATGGCACCCGTAAAGAAAACCGCAGCAACCAAGAAAGCCCCCGCCGGCAAGAAAAAGCCCGGCACCGCCATGGCGGCGTGGGATGAGAAGCTGGCCAAGCTGGCCGAGATCAGTTCTGGCGTGGAAGATAGCGTCAGTCTCGGCGGCACGTTCATCAGCTGTAAGGGTGGTCAGCTCTCGTTCAACGGCAATACCATTCCCGGCAACCGCATGAACGTCATCATTCTGGACCACATCCTGGAGAACACTTACTACGTGGACCGGTACGATCCGGACAACCCGCAGCCACCCGATGCCTTTGCGCTGGGTCGTGACGAGGAAACTCTCACGTGGCACGAAGACTCCATCGAACCGTACGCCGGCACGCTCTGCAAGGATAGCGACATCAACCAATGGGGCAGCGCCGACCAGGGTCGTGGCAAGGCTTGCAAGAACAGCAGGCGACTTGCACTGATCACTGAGGACGGCCTGGAAGACGTCGCCAACGCCGAAGTCGCCATGCTCAAGATTCCCGTGACTTCGGTCAAGGGCTGGGCTGGCTACGTCAAGTCGCTGGCTGACCAGCTGAAGCGTCCGCCGTTGGGCGTGGTGACCGAGATCAGCTTGATCCCGGATGCCAAGACCCAGTTCAAGATGATGTTCAAGCTTATCGGCACCATCGACGACGGCGACAGCATCGGCGAGCTGATCGAAAAGCGCGACACCGTCGAGCAGGCGTTGTTCGCCCCGTACCAGCCCCGCGAGGAGCAGGCCCCGCCGCCGCGTGGCGCCCGTGGCAGGGCAGCGCCGCCTGCACGCGGCAGCAAGGTAGGGGCCAAGGCTGCGGCGGGCGCCAAGCGCCGCTGAGTGGCTCCCAGCACCACCGCGCCGGGTTGGTTAGCCGCCAACCCGGCGCAATTACCTGGAGAACATCATGGCTACGGAATCACCTGCCAATTACCGGGCATTGAACAAAGAATTGCAAAGCGTCACCGAACAGCAGGCGCTTGCCATGCTGGAAGCTGAAAAGGGCGGCGCTGGCAGGTCTCAGTTCTTGGTGCGCATCTACGGCACCTACAACAAGCTGCGCTGTCAGCGTGAACGGCTGGAACTGGTAAAAGCCGCAAAGAAGTAAAGACGTCTATTCACGAGGAGCGTAACATGGGTCGCACCCGCAAGACACCCGACGTCATCACCGTCGACTTCGAAACCAAAGGCATCAAGCGCCGCCCCGATTATCCGCCCAAGCCTGTGGGTGTGAGCATCATGTATCCAGGCGAGCGCAAGTCTGTGTACTACGGCTGGGGCCATCCCACCGGCAACAACTGCACCGAGCGCGAAGGCCACGCCATGGTCAAGAAGGCATGGGATACCGCGCGCAAGAACAAGATCGGCCTGCTATTCCAGAACGGCAAGTTTGATATCGACGTGGCGGAAGTGCACTGCGGCGTGCCGCGCTTGCCGTGGGAGTTGTATCACGACAGCATGTTCTTGATCTTCCTGTACGACCCGCACGCCATGTCTTATAGTTTGAAGCCGGCAGCGGAACGCATCCTTGGCATGGCGCCAGAAGAACAAGATCGCGTGCGTGACTGGGTGCTTGAACACAAGCGACAGATCGAACACGACAACGCGCCGTTCAAGCCAAGCGAGTGGGGCGCGTATATTTGTGAAGTGCCCGGTGACATCGTGGGTAAGTATGCGAACGGCGACGTACTGCGCACCATCAAGCTGTTCCGTCACCTGTATCCACTGATTGAAGATTCGGGCCAGCTGGCCGCGTACAATCGCGAACGTGAGCTTATGCCAATCCTGCTTGATAACGAACGCGCCGGCATGCACGTTGACATCAAGGGACTTGAGCGCGACATCCCCAAGTATCAAGCGTGCTTGACCACGGCCGATAACTGGCTGCGCAAGCAACTCAAGGCGCCGGGCTTGAACGTTGATAGCGACAGTGACTTTGCCAAAGCGTTGAAAGCTGCCGGCGTGGTCACTGATTTCGTGCAGACCCCGACTGGGAAAGATAGTGTCAGTAAGAAAAATCTGACGGTGGATTTGTTCAACGATAAACGCGTATTCCAGGTGTTCGGCTACCGTAACCGCCTGACCACGTGCCTGAGCATGTTCATGGAGCGTTGGCACAGCATTGGCCACCGCACCGGCACCATTCACACCAACTGGAATCAGGTCCGCCAGTCAAGCAGCGCCAGCGGCGGCAACAACGGCACGCGCACCGGGCGCCCAAGCACCAGCGACCCTAACTTCTTGAATCTGAGCAAGGACTGGTACGACAAGGGCGATGGCTACACGCATCCAAAGCATATGAAATCGCTGATTGAATTGCCCAAGGTGCGCAACTACATTCTGCCTGACCCCGGACAAGTGTTCTGCCACCGAGATTACAATCAGCAGGAACTTCGGTTGCTGGCACATTTTGAGGATAACACCCTGCTAGCGGCGTATAACGAAACGCCGCGCATGGACGTGCACCAATTCGTAGCGGATGCGGTGTGGGAAATTCTCGGGCTGAAGATCGAACGTCGGCAAGCCAAGGTGGTTAACTTCGGCCTGCTGTACGGCATGGGCCTTGGTAAGCTCAGTATCGATATGGATACGGACGTAGAGACGGCCAAACGGATTAAGCGTGCACAGCTTAGCGCGCTGCCCGGACTCAAGCAGTTGCAAGATGACATCACTGCCGTGGCGCGCAGCGGCGAGCCCATTCGCACTTTCGGCGGACGCACGTACTATCCGGAAGACCCGAAGGTCATCAAGGGCAGGTTGATTGATTTCATCTACAAGCTGCTCAACTACTTGATTCAAGGTAGTGCAGCAGACTTCACCAAGGAAGCTATCATCAGATACCACAAGGCGCGTCGCGATAGCCGATTCTTGGTGACAGTGTACGACGAAATTAACATCAGCTCACCCAAGAGCAGCGTCAAGCGTGAGATGGCGGCGTTGCGCGAATCTATGGAGGGCATCGAAATTGACGTCCCCATGCTCACCGATGCAAAGTGCGGCCCCAACTGGGGCGCGCTAATCAAATACGAGGATTGACATGAAGCTCGACGTATTCGGACCCAACACACGCAAGGAACGCGTGGCACGGGTATGGTTCAATGGAGTTGAGCAACTTGGCCACGTCATCCGCTGCGACGACGAGACTGGCGTGATCACCCGCTACAAGGTACAGCTGGTGCGCACGCCCAAAGGCTTGGTTGAGCAACGAGTCAAGGAGAGCGGCGGCAGCGTGCGAGAGCGCTTGGTTGGCCAAGTGGTGGTGCACATTCCCGCCACTGAGTGCACAGAGTTTTATATCACGCCGGGCTTCCGCATGCATCAAGGTCGCATGTATCAGGATTTCGGACCGCAGCAAACCACCGAGGAGAATTGATATGTCGTGGGGAGTCAAGACACAGTTTGATTCATGGTCGTTCACGCGCTGGAGTGATTACGACCGCTGCCCGGCCTTTGCCAAGTACAAGCACCTGCAGAAGCTTGACCAAGGCCCCAAGAACCCCGCCATGCAGCGCGGCGCCGACGTGGCAGACTCCACAGACCAATGGTTCAAGGGCATGCGCCGCACCATGCCGGTGGAGCTCAAGCCGCTGGCGCCCGTGTACAAGGCGCTCAAGAAAGACAAGACCGTGCAGGCGGAAGCCAACTGGGGCTTCACCAAGGACTGGACACCGTGCAGCCCCACGGACTGGAATCGCTGCTTCTTGCGTGTGAAGATCGACATCCTGACCACGGCCGACGGCGCCAAGACGTTGAATCTGTACGACAGCAAGACCGGCAAGTATAGCGACTACGCCGTGGCGGGCTACGAATTGCAGCTGAACTTGTACGCCGCTGCCGGCACGGTGGTATTCCCCACTGCCAAGCTGATCAACACGCAGCTGCTGTTCAGCGACATCGGCCGCGTGCATCCGTTTGAAGGCCCCAAGGTCTATACGCAGAAGCAAGCAGCGGGCGAGATCAAGGAATGGGAGAAACGCATCAAGCCGATGTTCAACGACAAACGCTTTGCGCCTAAACCGGGCAACCATTGTCGCTGGTGCCCGTTCAGCAAGAACGCAACGTTCCCTGACGGCAAGGGCGGCACGATCGTGCGCAAAGGGCCGTGTAAGTTCTGATGCCGCGTACCAAGATTATTCGGGAGAAGGAAAACGTTGAGAACCCGACTCGCGACTGGGCGCACAAGAACGGTTGCAAGCTCACGTACAAGATGGCCGCCACGTACACGCGAGATTGGCCAGACCGCATGTTCTTTATCCCAGGAGGCCGCCCGCTTCTTATTGAATTCAAGAAGCCGGGCGCAGAGCCCACACCCAAGCAAGCCGCACGCATCAAAGAGTTGAGGGAGCTAGGTTATGACGTCGAAGTCTGCGATAGCAAAGAGCAAGGTATCGCGTGTGTCCAGTCTCGCTTGGAAGCCGCTGCGTTACATGACTCGCGCGGTAAAGTGGCTGTTGGAGCACGGCGGCGCCGCACTGTTCCTTGATCCTGGCCTTGGCAAGACCGCCATTACGCTGGCAGCGATCAAGATATTGCTACGTGAAGGTATGTTGGAAAAAGTAATGATCGTGGCGCCTCTGCGCGTGTGCTACAGCGTATGGCCGCGTGAGATCGATAAGTGGGCGGACTTCCACCACCTCACGTATGCGGTCTGCCACGGTCCGGAAAAAGAGCAGGCTATACGTAAAGACGTCAATATCTACTTGGTCAACCCCGAAGGCTTGGAGTGGTTTCTCAGCAATTGGAAATTGGTCAAGCCGGATACGCTGGTGGTTGATGAAAGCACCAAGTTCAAGAACATGAAATCACTACGAAGCAAGTTGCTCAGCGGCTTCTTGCCTAAGTTCAAGCGCCGTTGGATTCTCACCGGTACGCCGGCACCCAATGGCCTGCTTGACTTGTTCGGCCAGATGTATATCGTGGACCTTGGTCTGGCGCTTGGCAGGTATATCACGCACTACCGCAACAGCTACTTTGACTCCACCGGTTTTGGCGGCTATACTTGGAAGCTGCGCGAAGGTGCGGATAAGCTGATTTACAAACAGCTGAAGCCGTACGTGCTGCGCTTGCAGGCCGAGGATTATCTTGACCTGCCAGACATCATAGAAAACGATGTAGTGGTGTACCTGCCAGAGAAGGCAATGGTGGTGTACGAAAAGATGGAGTTGGAAGCGTTCGCAGAAATCGACGCCAACACCAAGATCAACGCTGCCAACGCGGCAGCAGCTACCAGCAAGTGCAGGCAGATTGTCAATGGCGCCGCGTACACCGAAGGTGGCAGGTATGTTGAACTGCACACGGCAAAGCTCGAAGCACTGGAATCAATTCTTGAAGAGCGTGGTGGTCGGCCCGTTATCGTTGCTTACGAGTTCAAACACGATTACGAACGGGCATGCAAATACTTCAAGACTGTGTTCCCTGTCATTGGCGGCGGTACGTCTGGCAAGCTAGCCGACAAGCACGTGGCGGACTGGAACGCAGGTGAGATACCCGTGCTGTGGCTGCACCCGGCCAGTGCCGGCCACGGGCTGAACATGCAGGGATGCGACGAAGCTGACTGTATCGTGTGGTTCACGCCCACCTGGGACCGTGAACTGTACGACCAGCTGATCGCCCGCCTGCGCCGGCAAGGCAGTAAACTCAAGAGGTTGTACGTTCACCGGATTGTGGGGTATCTTACCGTGGACTTTGCCGTATTGCGAGCCACGGCGAAGAAAGGTGCAGTGCAGACCAATTTGTTGAATGCGCTGCGCACTTACCGCAAGGAGAAGACCCAGCGGTTGGAAGCCGTCGTGGAGGACCAATTCATGGCGGCACATAAGAAGCGCAAACCGAGTCAGGCGGTTCCTGTCATAAAGAGGAAAACGAAATGAGCAAGCTTGAAACCAAGTTGGAGGCCCTCAAGGAAAAGGTTGAGGCTGAGTTCAAGGCGCTGGAGGAAAAGCTCAAGGGCTTCTTCCACTCCAGCAACCACGACACCATCACCGACGCCATCGCAGCGGCCAAGTCCGGCGTGCACAGCGCCGTGGCCGACGTTGCCGCGCCGGGCGTGGTGCTTTCTGACGCTGACGCAGCGGCCGACTTGGCCGGTACGCCGCGCACCGGCAGCGCCACCCAGTCCAAGACCGACGCTGCTATCCAGGAAAACGTGGAGAAGCAGGTTTCGGACGCCATCGAGAAGCCGTAACACTGACGTTACCGAGTAGTCGTAACACTGAAGCCACGCTGCCCCAGTACATCGGGGCAGCATTTGAGGAGCGAACAATGAAAGTTTACATCCCTTCGCTTGGGCGTCCGACCAAGCAGATTACGTGGAAAGAATTGCAAAGCGTGCCCGGTCTCAAGCGTGGGGACGTGTGGGTGGTCATAAACCGTGATGAACTGGACGCGTACAGCGCAGCCAATCCAGGTATCTCGTTGCTCATACCACCCGTCAGCGTCAAAGGCATCGGCAAGGTGCGCCAGTGGTTGCTGGAGCGACACGCGAAAGAAGAGAGCGACCAGCGCATGGTCATGATGGACGACGATCTTACGTTCTCCACACGTCGCACAGACGACCCGACCAAATCAACGCCGGCCACCAAGCAAGACATCGGTCGCATGCTTAAGTGCATGGCTGGCTGTCTTAGGGATAGTCTGCATGGCAGCATCGTGGCGCGTGAAGGCGCTAACCGTTTCGCAGAAGACGCCATGCTGCACAACACGCGGCTGCTGCGTGTGCTTGGCTACAGGGCGCGCGACGTGCTTGCACTGGGCGTGCGGTTCAACCGTCTGCCGGTGATGGAAGACTTCGACGTTACGCTGCAACTGCTGCGCCTGGGCAAGGAAAATTTCTGCATCCTTGATTGGTGGCAGAACCAAACCGGCAGCGGTCTTACTGGCGGGTGCAGCACCTACCGCGACAACGCCATGCAGGCGGCGGGCGCCCACGGTCTTAAGAAGCTGCACCCAGCGTTCGTCAAGGTCGTTGAGAAAGCGACCAAGACGGCATGGGGCGGCGGTGTGCGCACTGACGTGCGTATCGCCTGGAAGAAGGCTTATGACAGCAGGGGAAAGAAATGACACTGTTCACTGCACGAGATTTGCGAGTAGACGACTTCACTGCATTCGTCAAGGCTCGCCACGACATATTCCTGGCCCGCGCACGACTGGCTCCCAAGCCGTGGACCAAGGATTCCATTCTGCAGCGTTACCGCTTCTGCAATGTGTATCGCGAATTGGACATAGTCACGCAGTGGATTGCACAGAACTGGCGAGAACCGCTGGCGGCGTTGTGTAATCCTGATTTATGGTTCTGGATGTTGGTGGCGCGGCTGGTCAATCATCCGGATACTTTGTTGCGTCTTCAGTTCAGCAGTCGTGGTTGGAATTGGGATGCGCAACGATTCATAAAGGTGATTGAATCGATGCAGTGGCACGGCGCCAAGGCGTGGGGCGGTGCGTACATCGTTAGTACCAATGGTCGGCAAATACCCAAGGCGCAATACATCGCTACGGAAGTTCTTACTCCGGCATGGGAATTGCGCAAGCACATATGCCCAGAACAGCACGCCACATTGCGCAGTTTCTGCGATCGACTGTTGCAATTGAATGGCGTACAGGGCTTTATCGCCGGGCAAGTTATTGCCGACGCCAAATATGGCGACGAGTTTCTCGCCGAAGCCAGCGACTGGCACACGTTCGCTGTTAGTGGACCGGGCAGCAGGCGCGGTCTTAATCGTGCGCTGAACGTGGACTATGCAGCATCGTGGAAGGAAAGCGAGTGGCACGAAGCGTTGCTGCTGCTGCGCACGGCCACCAACAACAAACTGCAGAAATACGAGCGCAAGGGTCGACCGCAGCAGTACCCGCTCATCCATGCACAGGACATTCAGAATTGTCTGTGCGAGTTCGACAAGTATGAACGCGTGCGCCTTGGCCAAGGCAAGCCGCGTTCTTCGTATCCTGGGACCTAAGCTTCTAAACATTCGGAGAAAGATATGTTCTACATACAGGCAGATAATGTTGACGCAGCGTTGTGCATCGGACTTAAGACGATGCTTGAAAACGGCGTGTATTCAACAAGCCGAAATGGTCAAGTGCTGCGCTTGCCATATCCGGTCGTCACCGAGTACACCAATCCCCGCTGCCGCGTGCTGCACAACCCCGTGCGCAACGCCAACCCATTCTTCCATCTGATGGAGGCGATGTGGATGCTTCGTGGTCGCAACGACATCAAGTTCGTGTCGTACTTCAACAAGCGCATGGCGCAATACAGCGACGATGCTGTGACCCAGCCCGCAGCATACGGCTATCGCTGGCGCCGGCATTTTGACGAAGACCAGATCAAATTTGTTATCGAAGAATTGAAGCGGGACAACAACACGCGTCGCGCCATCGTAACGATGGCAGACCCAGCAGTGGATGTCGTGGCAGTGCAGCACGGCGGCGCTGACGTACCCTGCAATACATCTGTCTACTTCATTGTTCGGCCAGATGGCAGGCTGGATATGACTGTTTCCAATCGCAGCAACGACGCTATCTGGGGAGCCTATGGCGCCAACATGGTGCACATGAGCATTCTCCACGAGTATGTGGCGCTGGCCGTGAGCATTGAAATGGGCACGTACTACCAGATCAGTAATGATCTGCACGCATACACGGATGTATTCGATAATGATAAGCTGGTAGAAATGAGCTATCGTGACAATGCGGTTCATAGGAAACTTGAGCCGCGTCCGTTGTGGGGTCACAGAGAACACATAGAGATGTTCGATTCTGACCTGCAAACGTTCTTTGACTATTTCGACGCGGGCGAATTCCAGAACATGACACAGGATGCATTCATCACTGTGTGGTTCCAGGACGTGGTGGCGCCCATGTTCGCGGCGTGGTGTTCGTACAAGAACGGTAGCCGTTCCTTGGCCGCCCACTATATCAATCAGGTCGTATGTCCAGACTGGGGCACGGCCTGCGCCGAGTGGCTTACCCGCGCATGGGCAGCGAAGGATTCAGCATGAAGCGCGAAGAACTAGAAGCAGAAATGCTCAGCGCGTTCGTGGCGCGCTTCAACGCTGTGCGCGCTGGTGGCAGCGTGCGCAGGTATCACACGCATCGGGTGTTGTGTGAAGACACGGTCGCCAGCCACAGTTATGGCGTCGCCGTCATGCTGGACTTGATGTACGAAGGCAGGGCACCAGCACACATGTTGCGCGCTGCGCTGTACCACGACGTTGCCGAGTACATGTTCGGCGACATTCCCAGCCCGGCCAAGCGCTTGTTCAACAGCAGCGACCTACGTACTGCTGAAGACCAATTCATGCGCAGTCATGGGCTGTTCACCGAGTTAAGTGAATGGGAACGTTTCGTGTTGAAGATGGCAGACCTGTTCGATGGCCTCATGTTTTGCACGGAGGAGCGCGAGCGCGGTAATGCAACGCTAGTAGTAATCTGGAACACGTACTACAAGTACATCAAAGAGAAGATGGAATCACAGCTGCCGATTTTCCAAGCGACTGTGGCACATGAAATCTTCTATCCTGTGACCGAGCGTATGGGTCACATCACCGGCTGTATCTGGTCACGAATGGAGCAAGCAAATGCACAGCGTTAACGAGAAGCAAGTGGGCGGCACTCACTACAAGGGCGGAATCCAGCACTGGGATTTCACGCTGCATATCCTGCGCAACCGCTATCTGGAGGGATGTATCACCAAGTACGTCACGCGGTTCCGCAAGAAGAACGGCATGCAGGACCTTGAAAAGGCCATGCACTATCTGCAGAAATTGCAAGAATCTTACGCGCAGGATTGCATCATGCCGCTGTTCACCGGCATGCGGTACGACATGCAGGTTGCGGCGTTCGTGCAGTCCAACGATATCATCGCCACCGACATGACCGGCCAGCGCACGCTGGTGCATGAGTTCATCAGCAAGATTACACACTGGTCCAACGCCGAAGACCTTGAAGATGCGGTGTCGCTTCTTGAAGTGGTGATGCGCCTCTACGAAGAAGAATTGGACCACGCCAAGAAGCGCGCGGCTGAAGATGGCGGAGCGATCAGCGCTTACGTGCGCCAGGGCGCGAATGGGGTTGACCAGCCCGTGCCGCTGCGCCACATGTACGATAAAGCGTGCCCGATCAAGCTGTACGAGGGCACAGCCGTGCAGGTGGGACGCACCGCACGCGTGCTCACCGAAGACCGCGAGACCACCATCGCAATCAACGGCTGCGTCACGCACGAAGAAGCCATCAACATCGCCAAGAAGGTGCTGACGCTTCTTGCTGAGTCCCAACCTTAACGGCAGTTAAATAGGTTATCAGGAGGGGTTGCATTCTCTTGGAATCTGCGTATATTGATTTTCCAAGGGCAGGCAACTCCGCCGGTCCTACCTAAGACTGAGGAGCACTACCATGGCAAAGAACACCGCGCAGAAGAACGAAGAAGGCACGCTGAAGGCTGGCCTGAAGACCGGCACCGAGAAGGGCAGCCTGCCCGCCAACAAGAAGGCTGTGAACGCCAAAGCCAGCCTGAGCACCGGCAGCAAGGTAAGCAAGGGCACGGCCACCAAGAAGGCCGCGACCAAGAAGGCTGCTGCCAAGGCAGCGCCGAAGGCCAAGAAGGAAGCCGCCGAGGGTGGCCGCAAGGGCCGCGCGCCGGCATGGCCGCTGGAGACCAAGGTGAAGGTCCTGGTGTCCGAGAACCCGAAGCGCGAAGGTTCCGCCAGCTACGACCGCTTTGCCCTGTACGGCAAGGGCACCACGGTCGGCGCGTTCCTGGAAGCGGGCGGCACCAGCGCCGACCTGCACTGGGATAGCGAGCACGAGTACATTTCCATCGGCTAAGACCACCCGGCCGACGCGTTTAAGAAGCCCGCCCAGTGCGGGCTTCTTTTTGCCTTGCGTTTGGCCTGCCGGCCCTTGGCTGGTCCGACGCGTGCGTCGCAGGGCGGGCCGCCCGGCGCTTAAGCGCTACGGTGGTACCGGGGCAGGGTACCGCGCGGGCCGCCAGCGACGTTTGCGTGTACTTGCACACTTGCACAGTATCAGTTACAATCGCGTCTAAAGGAGAGTTGCATGGCCATTATTGTTGAACGTACACCTGAACTGCTGCTGGCCCTTACACTGGGCGCCGCGCGGCTGGATGCACGGGCTGCTGAACTGGCCACGTGCCCTAAGTGCCACGACCGCCCTGAACGACACACCCGAGCTGCCGCGCAACTGCGGCAGCTGTACAAACAACTGAGCGAGGATGAGACATGAGCCGCGATCTACGCAGTGAGTACCAAGCCGTCAAGGAACTGCTGGAGCCCAGCCGTCCCCAATACGAACAGGACCCCCAGTACCTTGCGGATTGTCGCGAGAAGCTGGAGAAACTGAAGCGTGAGAAGACCCTGCTTGGCAAGCTGAAGAAGCTGCTGGGCCGCAAGTGAACACGCGCCACGCGACCCGAGTGGTTTCGTGGATCATGGTGTTGGCCTTGGTCAACCTGTTCCGAGTGCTGTTCTACGTACTTTGAGGAGCGAGCAATGAAAACGATGCTGAGCTTTATGGCCGCTACCATGCTGTTGATTGGCCTGAGCTACTGGGGCGACGACGTAGTGGAGTTTGAAGCGAGAGAGTATTGCGCCATGGTGCACGACTCCAAGTGGCCAGACTTCCACCACGTGTACAAGCAACAGTGCTACCAAGACGGTTCCGTTAACGAGGAGTATCTCCATGGTCACCGCTAACAGGCCCGTGCACGTGGCCAAGCTGGCATACCAGGCTGCCGTTGACGACTGGACCAAGATAGACGAACTGCGCAACCTGGCTGTAAGCGCGCTGCTTCAGCTGGAGGCGCTCAAGGACGAAGTCCACCGGCTTGCCGGCGCCAATACCAGCGACGTGCGCACCCACCGCCTGCTGGCCAGCACCACCAGTCTCATAAACAAAATGCGCCACGGGGATTAGTCGCAGCGCACTAGGTTCACCACTAGCCCGGCCACTGCGCCGGGCTTTTGCTTTACAGACTCACACCCGCCGACCATGCGCCACTGTAGAACGCGCACAGTTTGTTGCTGCTCTCGTCAAACAACACCCAGCCAGTGCGCGGCACGCCAAACTGCCATGCTGTACCGTCCCACACGGCCACGTTGGTATCCTTGCCTGCCCATGCCCCGCTGCCACCCGTGCCGACGACGTACGTGTCTCCTGCGGTCGGACTGGAGGGTGGCGTGGTGGTCGTCTGGTCTTTGACGCTTAGATGGAAAGCAAACCGGCCGATTCGTAGCAGGTTGGCGTCCATCCAGATGTTCCACGCTTGCGCGCCAAGGGTGTCGCCGTAGCTGAGGCCGCTGCGTGGTTCTACTGGAACGCTCATGGTGTACCTCCGTAGTAAAGTCCGTAATTGAACCCGTAGCCGGGCCTGAGAACTGTCTGGTCATAATCGTACGTGCTGCTGATGCCGTCGCGCACGGTTTCCAGCACAAGGCGCAGTTTACCATTAAGCCGGGCACTGCCACCCGTGATAAACTGGCCGGCTTCTTCTGTGGGCGGGGAGAAGTTGGCGGTGTGCCGCGCTGCGCCCTTGGTGAATCGAATGTCGTCCAGATAGCCTTGGAAATTCTGGCCCAGTGTGTTGCCGCCGATGCGCAGCGGCACGCCAGAACTGTAGTGGATGCTATCGGTGCCGCAGTTGAAGTTCAACACCAACACGCCGTTGATGAACAAGTTGATATCAGCACCGTGACGGCTGAATTCAAAATGCGTCCACGTGTTGATGGTGAACACGCTGGCAATACCGAATGAGCGCGATGCATCGTACACTCCGAACAGACTATACTCGATGCTTACGCTTTGGTTGCTGGGGTTGACGCCGATGTGGAAATCGTTGGGGCTGCTATCCCACACGCCGGCAATCTGCTGGAAGCCACCGCTGCCGTTTTGATAGAACCAACCATCGATAGTGAAATCTTGATCGGCAACGTGCCACTCGCCGACATCGTCGCTTGCGTTGACGCTGCCGCTGCCACCGAACGCCGCAGCAGCCGTGCCGAACATGGCGTGGGCGGTATCCAACGTGGCGCCTGACATGGTAAGAGTCTTGTTCAGCGGGCCGCTATCTACTGTGGTCGTGGCGCCGTTCGTACCGTTGAAGTTGCAAAGTAGTTGCACGTCTGCCCAGTACGGTTCTTCGGTTGACGAGCCGCCGCCATCAATCAGCTCTTGCGCATTCGTATAGACGTATGGACTGCTAATCGCAGTTTCCGTGCGCAGCACCGTGCCAGTCTCACCGTGGATGGTCAGGTTGTACGTGGTGCCGGTCTCGGGACCTACGCTGCCATCGCCCCAGCCAATCAAGTCAGCGCCGGTTTGCTGCTTGCGGTCACGATGCACCCACGCCAACGTCACGTCAATGGCTGGGTCGATGATTTCTGGCCAGTAGTCGGCATTGATCGTGACGTTGGCCGCTGGGTAGGGCCTTGCAGCGCGCCCAGCCAGCAGCACGGTATCCACCGGGGCTTTATCCAACGGCAGCTGGCCAAGCGCGGTGACAGTACACAGCTTGACATCGACGCTATCACCCACGATAAACTCGGTGGCGTCGGCAAGGATGAACAAATCCCAGAAGTACAACACAGCGCCGGCACTGTGCACCTGAGGGACCGTATCCATGGCGCCGCGCTTTACAGTGACAGTTGATTGCGTGTAACTGATAAGCGCCATCACTTCGTCGTCGATCTGCAGCCACTTGCCGACATCGTCGTCGGTCAGATTCACAGGACTGGTGATGGCATACGTCTGCTCACCCACTTCGCGCACCATGGACAGAACCAGTACGGCAGTCGGGCAGAAGTCCGCACCGCTGATGTCTACGTAGCCTGCGCCGGGGTTATCGTACATTTCTGCGTTGCGTGCGCCCTGCTGCGGCACACCGCCAGTGGCGCCCACGTAGCCGACTTCAGGGTTGACGTCGATGATGTTATCCACCTGCGCTTGACTGGCCTGTTGCACAAGTTCAAGATACGGAAGCTCCATTACCAAGCGATTGACCATGGGCACCGGCGCTTGGCTGGGGTCAACCCACTGTGTATCGGGCTGCGACATGATGCTGACGGCAGGCGTGGCAAATTCATCCTGCACGCAACTGATGATAATGCGGTTGGCTTTACCATCGCCGAAACTGATGCCGTTGACGCGCATCACCATGCGGTCCATCTGGTAGTCTGGGAACGTGAGTTTGAACGGATCGCCAAGGTTGAGGTCCTCAGCGATGCGGTCGCAGTACACCTTGCACGTGACCAGCTGCGCGCTGGAAACCTTGAGATCACGTAGCGCGGCACGTCCGGCGGTATCTTGGTTGGTGAATCCTTTGTAGTCGGTGTTCGTATCGATGATTGCGCCCTGCTGGCTGGCCAGTGCGATATCATTGACTGTGACACTATCATCATCGCTGATAAATACATTGTAGAAATTGACCGTGATGCTGTTGACCAACTGGCCGAACGCTGGCTTGCTGTAATCTTGGATTTGCTGGATGTGCGGCGCGGTGATTTCCAGCAGCGAATCCACGTCGTAGTCGGCGCGAATAAGCTTCATCGTAAATTTGCCGGTGCGACGGTTCACGAACAAGCTTGCGTCTGCATGGGCCAGGATGGTGGAGATGAAGTCATCGATGATGGCGTCGGTATCCCAACGCATGCTGATGCCCATACCTTCATCAAACAACACGTCGGCACACGCCCGGAAGCTATCATCATCGATATCTTCGTCAGAATAACCAAGCCCCCAGTCGGGGTCAGTGAGGCATTCGCGAATGATGTGCGCCGGGTTCATGTCAATCCAACCCTGCACGACGCCGACCACTACGGACATGCCGCCACGGTTGTGCAGCACATCGTCGTAACACCAGATGGTCCAGCTGGTGGCGCCGGTAAGCTGCTGCACGCCTAGCGCCGTGTTGGTGGCGTTGGCAATGGCTGCGCTAGCGTAGTTGCCGTTGAAGAACGTGTGGATTTCGTTGGTATCGTTATTGCGCACCGTCACGGCGTTCCACCACGCACCCCCAGGCGGCGCGCCAGGATCGTCATCCGACGGCCAGCGGCTCCACGCTTCGTACGTCAAGCCCGGCACGATTTGCACCGTGAGAATATCTGTCGGCTCCATGGTGTATGTCACGGAGTTGGAATCGTTGGGCGTCGTGGCGGCCAATTCAGCGTTTACGGCGAAGTCTGGGTTCAACGAAACGTTGCCGGACTTGTTGGCCTTGACTCCTGACTTCTCGTCGTACCATTGGGCGATACCGTTCTGGCGGGTGTGAATGCGCTGCACGCGGAAGTCGACGGTCTTCAAGTACGGATTGATACCAACGTAGAATGCGCGCATCACGACACCG